CTCAGTGATAATGTACCCAATCTGGACATAGTCATGTTCATGTGGGCTGGACTAGTGCTCCTGTTTTTTAGAGCTGTAGTGTTACGCAACCTGCTGAACATTATCACAATTGGCCTAGGCTTTATTGCACAAGCTGTGATCATGGCCATGATCCTGTTCAAGTAACAGGTTGACTCTAAACTTGCAAGGTGTTATAATTGTAGTATGAATAACACCTGCGAGGTTACGTAATGGCATTTCATCTTGAAGGACCTTGGCTTTCAACCACTGGCAAACCACGTGGCCCTAAAAAGTGGGCCAGTGCCGAAGCCAAGCGAACAGCACAGACTCGCCAGGCCGAATGGGATCGCAAGCTGATTGAATTTGATGCTATGGCTCCTAAGTTTAGCACAGGACCTTACAACAGTCCCAAGAAAACCATTTCTGACTACATGCCCAAAACTCCACCAGGACGTGAAACTGCTCCGGTTACTAGTGTAGATACCGGTTGGATTACCTGTGTTAAAGTTCAAGATAAGGAATATACCGGCACCAAGATTAAAGGTATTGGCACTATGCACAAGTCAAATGCTGTGCCCGTTTTTAGCGATCAGGAAGCAAAAGACATAAGTACGATGAGGAGATAATTAGCCAATTGGGTAAAGAAGATGTGATCAAAATGGAAGGTGTTATAGCAGAAGTGCTTCCCAACACCATGTATAGAGTTCAAATTGAAAACTTTGAAAAACCTGTGCTTGCTAATCTCAGCGGTCGTATGCGCCAAAATAACATCAAAGTGCTAATGGGTGATACTGTGGAAATGGAATTTAGCCCTTACGATCTTGGTCGTGGTCGTATTACACGTCGCCGATAAATATTCTTATGCACTTTAATATACGACAAGATCTAGACTTGCTTGAAGCAACTACTCGTCCAGCCAAGCTGGAAACTACTCCCCTGCCCTACAGCGAAAAAGCACTGGATCCTGTTCTGAGCAAGGCCAGTATCGATTATCATTATGAGCATTTGGCCAAAGGTTATGCCCGACGCTACAACGCCGGCGAAGGCAATGCAGATTTTAACCGTGCCGGATCGTTTTTGCATAACAAATTTTTCCCACAATTACAAGCACCTAAAGGCGCCAATCGTCCCAAAGGTGCTGTGCTAGAACTAATCGAAACCAACTTCAAAACCTATGAAGACTTTAAAGCAGAATTTAAAAAGGTGGCCATGGCCGTCCAGGGATCGGGCTGGGTATATCTTAGCACATCGGGCACGATTAAAACCATCCCAAATCATCAAGTTAGAACAGATATCTGTGTGCTTGTTGACTGGTGGGAACATGTCTGGGCTCTAGATTATCAATGGGACAAAGAACGGTACCTAGATAATATATGGAAAATTATCAACTGGAATGTCTGTAGCGAACGACTCTAGACCGCCCTATCATAGATGGCAAAGCCACGGTGGAAAAACACTCAAATGGCTTGGCACTGACACACAATTACTCTACGATAACAACTGCCACGATCCAGAACAACGAGCTCGTCTTGAACGGGCTGGCTGGTATCCATATTCAGACATAGACTATCAATTCAACTATCACGGATTTAGAACCGATGAGTTTGATTCAAGTCCTAGAATATTGACCTTGGGTTGCAGCTACACACAAGGTGTAGGACTGCATCGGCATCAAATCTGGACCGAAGTGTTGGCCGCACAACTAGGCAAACAAGCGTGGAATTTGGGTGTCGGCGGCGGCAGTTTAGACACTTGTTTTAGGCTGTTAGAATACTGGATTGAGCATCTTAACGTTGAAGCAGTTGTGGTCCTGGTCCCTCACGTTGATCGTGTCGAAGTTGTGTTAAATGATGCCAGAGTCGAAAGTTGTGGACCTTGGACCACGAGCGATTTTATGAAAGACTTCTATAGTTGTTGGATAGATCACTGTGATAATTCTCATATAAATCGTAGAAAAAACGTATTGGCCATGCAACAGATCTGCGCACAACATCAAATCCCTATACTATTTTACTATCCAGAAACCGAATTTTGTGGACGTGGAGAAATTAGTGGCGGCAAAGCTAGAGATTTAACGCATTATGGTGCTGGTATGCACTTGCGTTTGGCACACAAAATTAAAAACGAATTAACAGAGTTACGAACCTAAAACTGCCATAGTACATCTTCTGGTAAATACACATCAGAGGACTCTAATCTATGGCACAACAAATAATCAACGTAGGCACTTCACCCAACGACGGGCAAGGCGATCCTATACGCACTAGTTTTCAAAAAACTAACAGCAATTTTAGCGAATTATACGCACGAGCACAATCATCACCGCCACCGACTTTGGTAGGCAGCATTGGTGACGTGGCCGGCATGTATGCCTTTGACAGTACCTATTTTTACTATTGTTTTGCTAACTATGACGGAAGCAGTGTGATCTGGGCCCAGGTTACTCAAATTGCCAACATCACTACTCCTAGTATCAACTTTGGCACAACAAATGTAACTATCCCATCGTCGGGCGGTAATGTGCTGGTCACTGTGGCTGGCACTGCCAACGTAGCCACTTTCACAGATCAAGGTATACGTGTAAGCGGATCGGTTTCTGCCACCGGGAATGTAAACGCAGGAAATTTAATAACTACCGGAATAGTTAATTCCAGTGGCAACATCACAGGTGCTTATTTCTTTGGTAATGCATCTACCATGGCTGGAATTCCGGCTGCTTATAGCAATGCCAATGTTGTTGCCTATGCCGAAGGTGGCATTGTGGCCAATCTTATTCCTTACGGAAACGCTATCTACAGTCTAGGTAACGTGGATAATTTCTGGAAAGATCTGTACCTCAGCAACAGTTCAATTTATCTTGGCAACGTGGTTATCAATGAAGGTTCTACTGGCGGACTTCAGGTTGATGGACAAGAAGTGGTCACAGCCAATACTGCTATTGCTGGTGATATTACTACCACTGGAAATGTATCTGGCGATTACTTCTTAGGCAATGGTGCATTTTTAACTGGCGTGGTTGTTGCAGGAGGCGCAGGTGCCACTGGAGCAACAGGTCTTACTGGCGCCACTGGCACAACCGGCCTTCAAGGTGCAACAGGCACAACAGGGTTAACTGGTGCAACTGGCACAGCAGGTACTAATGGATCTACAGGATTAACTGGTGCAACTGGGCCAGCTGGACTTGACGGAGTATCCGGGGTCAATGGCGCCAATGGTGCTAATGGTGCAACTGGACTTACTGGTACTACTGGTCTCACTGGTGCTACTGGCACCGCAGGCGCAACTGGCGCAGGTACAACTGGAGCAACTGGCGTAGGCGCAACTGGCCCTGCCGGTGCAACTGGTATTACAGGAGCAACTGGTCTCACTGGTGCTACTGGCACCGCAGGCGCAACTGGCGTAGGCGCAACTGGCCCTACCGGTGCAACTGGACCAAGTGGCGGTCCTGTAGGAGCAACTGGCCTGCAAGGTGCAACTGGCACTGGTGTACTAAACGGAGACATGACTGGTAACATCAATGGTCAAGGTTACAGCATCAGTAATACTGCTAATATATCCACTGCAAATTTATCAGTCACTGGTGCAGTTAATTTAAATTCTAGCAGTACCACAGTACCCGGAGTTCAAGTTGGCAGTTACATCTCTGGTCAAAGTGGTCAAAAATTAAACATACTAAATCAGTCAAATGGAATATATCTAGCCGGTGGTGGATCATCTGATATTGACATAACCAGTAGCTATGTGACCATAGGTAGTGGTCCTGGATTTAGTTTTAATCTTTATTCAAACAATGTTACTTTTTACAATAGTCCAAACGTAGCTGGAAACATTAACTTTACCAGCAATATTTCTTTTGCTCAAAATGTTTCTGCCATTGGTAATGTTACTGGAAATTACTTTGTAGGTAACGGTGCTTTCTTAACCGGTATATCCGGTGGTAGTGGTGGTATTGGAGCAACTGGCCCACAGGGAGCAACTGGCCCACAGGGAGCAACTGGTATCACAGGAGCAACTGGAACAGGTACCACAGGCGCAACTGGCGCAGGCACAACTGGAGCAACTGGCCCACAGGGAGCAACTGGTCCAAGTGGCGGTCCTATAGGAGCAACCGGAGCAACCGGTCCTGGCGGTGTTGGCGCAACTGGCCCTACCGGCCCAACCGGCGCAACAGGAGCAGGTGGTGTTGGCTCAACTGGATTCACTGGTGCGACTGGTCCTAGTGGCGGACCAACTGGAGCCACTGGCCCAACTGGAGCCACTGGTGTTGGCGCAACTAGCAGAACTACAGCTAATGTAAGTACTGGTAGTTTAGGCAATGCAGCTACCGCTAACGCAACAATTATTGGATACAAAGGATATAATTTATACAAAATATCCACCACAGATTCTGCTTGGGTTAGAATTTATACCAGTGATGCAGCAAGAACTGCCGACGCAAGTCGTACTCAAGGCAATGATCCAAACCCGGGTGCTGGTGTACTAGCTGAAGTAATTACCACAGGTAATCAAACCATATTGATGAGCCCAGGCGTGGTTTGTTACAACGATGAAACACCGCCCAACACTAATATTCCAGTGGCCATTACCAACAACAGTGGAAACACTGTGGCTATCACGGTTGAATTGACCATACTGCAAACTGAACTATAACATGAGTGATATCAACGAATACGTAGTCACACTGAAAAAAGGTCAGGACTGTGACTGTTTTTATGACGACATGGAAACTCCTGGTGGCACAGACTGCATTCCCGATCGTGCTGTAGAATGTGCAAATCGCAGACCCATAAGCCGTAACACTCACTATTGGTTGACTGCTGCCGAAGCCGAGGCTTTGCAAAATGATCCTAGAGTGGCCGCTGTTACCATGGGCGATATAGGACGATATGGGGTAGAACCTGTTTGGGAACAGACCGGAACCTTTAGCAAAACATCCACAGATAACACCAACGATCTAAATTGGGGAGTGTTGCGTTGCGTAGACGGCGTGCAAATTCCTGGCTGGGGCACCGACGGTACGCCAGATCAAACTGGAACAGCGCAATACAATGCCGCAGGACTTAACGTTGATGTGGTCATCATCGATGGATTCATGGACCCTACGCACCCAGAATTTGCGGTAAATTCTGACGGCACAGGGGGTACTCGTGTCAATCAATTCAATTGGTTCAGTCTCAACAGTTATCTGGGGCGACCGGCTCAAAGTCCATATGTGTATACCCCCGTTGTAGACCCCGGAAATGCTCAAAGAACTACTGACAACAATCATGGTTGTAACGTGGCCGGTATTGCCTGCGGTTCAAATTATGGTTGGGCTCGCAGTTCCAATATCTACAATATCAATCCCTATGGCACGGATCCCAACAGCATGGATTTTTTCTTGTTATGGGACTACGTCAGAGCTTTTCATGCCACCAAGCCCATAAATCCTGCCATCAATCAGCGCAACCCTACTATTTGTAATTGTAGCTATGGGCAGTTTGTCAGATGGCCAAATACCGCCACAGTGCCAGCGTTTGGTCCAGTGACCTTGGCTCGTTGGGGAGGAGTAACCAGTATCAATTCCTCAGGCTTGAGCAACGATACCTTGTTGGATCGAAGCATCTATGCTGTAGGAGGTGTGGCCACAACCAATTACTACAATCCAGCCATTGAAGCTGATGTACAGGATGCTCTCGATGATGGCATAGTGGTAGTGGGTGCAGCAGGAAATCTCAATACTGTGATCTTGTTGCCCACGGATCCCAACTATGATGGACTCGTTGGCAATCGCATCAACGCCACATACGGTGGTACAAATTACTACTGGGACATCAGCAAAGGTACCACTCCTGGATCGGTGCCCGGAGTTATCTGTGTTGGTTCCGTTGGCACAGCCAGTCAGGAATACAAGTCTAGTTTCAGCAACAATGGACCTGGCATAGATGTTTTTGCTCCCGGTTCTGATATCATGAGCAGTGTCAACAGCCCCGGCAGTTTTGGCGGTATACCGGACCCTGTGAATCCCAGCTACTGGATTACCAAACTCAGTGGAACCAGCATGTCCAGTCCGCAGGTTTGTGGCATGTTGGCCTGCCTGATGCAGAGCAATCTAAATCTAACCGCAACACAGGCCAAACAATGGATTGATTATTATTCAACCAAAAGCCAGATAACCGATACCGGCGGTGAGCAACGTGATCCTACTGCCCTGCGTGGTGCTCCAAATCAGTATCTTTTTGCTAAAAAACTGCGCCCAGACGATGGCAACACATTTCCGGTTAGTAACTTCTTTATAAGGCCCACTAGCGGCGCTGTTTGGCCTAGACCACAAATACGTAGATAAAATTGGCAATAAGTTACTTGCTTAATTTCTACTAAATATGGTATAAGGACAGAATTTTATGGCGCAACCCATCTGGATAACTGCTGCAGGTAGCTTAGGCACCATTGCCGAAGGTGTATTTTATCAGGTACCGTTGCAGGCCTATGAGCCCGATACCGAGGAAACAGTATATTTTGAAATAATTGCCGGGCAATTACCAGCTGGCGTACAAATTTCAACCAATGGATTACTAGCCGGAATACCCAGGGCAATTGCCAATGTGCAAGGAGTGCCCAAAGAAGTCAGCCGAGATGTTACCAGCAAGTTTGCTGTCAGAGCTTATACCACGATCACCATTGCTGGCAAAACTGTGGTCAATCGTTTGGCTGACAGAACATTTACATTAACAGTCACCGGTCAAGATGCTCCAGTGTTCACAACCCCAGCTGGTAACATAGCATCATACTACGACGGTAGTGTTGTCGCAGGATTACAAATTGGTTACACTGACACTGATCCGGACGACATTGTATTTGTGCGTTTGATTTCAGGCAGTTTACCACCGGGATTGACCATCAGTCGTACTGGGTTAATTTCTGGATTTACTGATCCCTACACTGCCATTGGCGAGCCAGCAGGCTTTAGTCGTACCGATCAAGGTTACGATCAATTTCCGTTTGACTTTACTACCTTGGCTGGCAATGCCACTTACGAATTTATGTTAGAAGTTACTGACGGCAAAACGGCCAACGTACGAACTTTTAACATTGCAGTTTACAGTCGCAACAGTCTCACAGCAGACAATACCACAATAACTGCCGACAACACATTTATCACTGCAGATGGCACACCGGTTAGAATTCCTATTATCACTACCCCCGAAGGCAGTATTGGAGTTACTAGAAGCGACAACTTCTTTGCCTTCCAGTTTATTGGCATGGACTTGGATGGTGATCAATATCGTTTTGTTTTAAACGGTGATGACAGTTCGGGTGTGCCGGGATTAACATTAGATCCAGTTACTGGTTGGTACTATGGATACATTCCCAATCTAGGACTCACTGAAACTATTTACAATTTCAGCATACAAGTTTATAAACTAGACAATCCAACGTATATCAGTAATCCGTATGATTACAGCCTAACAGTGACCGGTCCTATCAACAGTGAAATTCAGTGGGTGACTCCAACTAATCTTGGAACCATTGTCAATGGCTCAACTAGCACACTGTATGTCAAAGCAATTAGTGTAAGCGGATTAGAATTGCAATATCAATTGTTATCAGGCAGTGCCAGTAGCTTGCCACAAGGGTTGCAATTGTTACCATCTGGAGACATTGCCGGGCGTTGTAGTTTTGACACATTTACCTTGGACACAGGAACTACCACGTTTGATGTGTCACCACAGAACGGTATTGATACACCTACTACCTTTGATTTAAGATTTTATTTCACTGTGCAAGTTACCAGTATCAACAATATTGTCAATGTTACCAAACAATTTTACATTACTGTGGTGCGTTTGTACAACGAGCCATACGAAAATCTTTATATTCAGGCCATGCCACCAGCTGATGATCGAGCACTAATCAACGGCTTGTTGCAAAATGCCAGTATATTTCCACAAAGTCTTTTGTATCGACCCACTGATCCAAATTTTGGCGTGTCAACACGTGTGATTTATAATCATGCCTTTGGACTTACTAGCAGTACCTTGGAAGAATACTACAGCAGTTTGTATGAAAATCATTACTGGAAAAATTTAACATTGGGCGAAATAGAAGTGGCTCAGGCTACCAATGCTGCCGGCGAAGTAATTTATGAGGTAGTTTACAGTCGAGTTATTGATAATTTACTAAATGATGCCGGGCAAAGCGTGAGTAAACAAGTTACCCTGCCATATCCAATCAACGAAGCTGACAGCACTGAAGTTAGTGTGGTTTACCCAAATAGTTTAATTAACATGCGTGACCAAGTCATTGACACAGTGGGGCAAATTGGAAATATTTTACCAACATGGATGCTGAGCAAACAAGCCAATGGACGTGTGCTGGGATTTACTCCCAGCTGGGTCATAGCCTATGCCAAGCCTGGAAAGGGCGCACAGCTGGCATATAATATCACGTCAGCAATTGGCAACACCCTAAATCTAATAGATTTTGAAGTAGACCGTTATGAATTAGATCGATTGTTAAGTAAAAATTGGAATCCAGCAACCGACGAATGGGTGCCATCACCACCTAGTTACACCACTTTTGACGTTAATCTTATCATTCCGTCCAGTTGGACCAATGCATCGAATCAAACAGTTCAATGGATTAACAGTTCTACCAGTGTAGTTGCCTGGTACAGCAGTGAATTTAGTACCCCAACCACATTTGATGGCAACAGCATGATGTTTATTGATCCTGTTGACATGTACACCAACACCACAGAATACGATAAATATCTCGTATTCCCAAAACGCACAATATTAGGATAACCAATGTCAGTACCATATACGTTTGCCAATCAATCAGGTAACATTCCGCTAAGTGAGCTGGATGCTAACTTTTCAACTTTATCCAGTGCTGTACCACCTTATGCTAATGCTGCTGGTACTGCTACAACTGCAATCACAGCGCAGACTGCTGCAACAGTTACAAACAATGCTCAACCATCAATAACTTCGGTAGGTACGCTGACATCAGTATCAGTTTCTGGCAACGTAAGCACCAGCGAATTTTTCTTGGGCAATGGTAGTTTATTAACCGGCCTACAAAGTCAATCGGCTGCTAGTTTGTTGATTGGTAACACATTGAGCAGCAATGTGCTATTCAGTAGTTTGACCACCGTTGGAAACTTGGCAAATCTCAGTGTCACAGGCAATGTCAACGTGACTGGCAATGTGACCGGCAACTATGTTCTTGGTAACGGTAGTTTGTTAACTGGTATTGTGACCAGCAGTAATGCTTCAAACATAACCGGAAACACCTTAAGCAGTAATGTGTTGTTTAGTAGTTTGACCACCGTTGGTACGCTAGCAAATCTCAGTGTTGCTGGCAATGTAACTGCTCCATATTTTATTGGTAACGGTAGTTTACTCACCGGAGTGAGTCCAGGCGCCACCGGAGCAAGTGGACTAACTGGAGCTACTGGCTTACAAGGCACCACTGGATTTCAGGGTGCAACCGGTACTCCTGGTCTAACAGGCTTTGTTGGTGCCACTGGTTTACAAGGCGCCACCGGAATTGGTGCTACAGGTGCAAGTGGTATTATTGGCCTACGGGGCGCCACCGGACCAGACGGTATTCAAGGACCACAAGGTGATCCTGGACTGATTGGTGCCACAGGAGCAAGTGGTTTAACAGGAGCCACAGGGTTAACTGGGGCCACTGGACCCGGATACACTTTACAATCATCCACCACTGTGGCTATGAACCTAGGCCTAGTGACCTTTACTACCAATTTGACTGCATCCACCCAGTCTGCTTATACCGGTGGTGTACGAGTTCGAGCTCTGCAAGGTGTTGGACCAACCATATTTTTAGAAGGTATAATCTCCAGTTTCAGCGGCACCAGTTTGACATTGATAGTTGATACCTTGTCAGGATCAGGGTCGCAACCAGGTCCATGGAATTTTACACTACAGGGTAACCAAGGCGCCACAGGTGCCAGTGGACTGTCTGGTGCCACAGGCCTAGGATATGCGCTCAACAGTTTATCAAATGTAGAAATAACCCTGGCTTCTAATAGAACATTTACCACAACATTTAATACCAATTTAAGTGCGTACTTCACCAACATGCGAATTCGTGCCAGTGCCACACTCGACGAAGATGCTTTCATAGATGGTATTATTCAATCAATCAGCGGAACCACCCTAGTGATAGATCCGCAACTAATCAGTGGCTCTGGTTATTATGATGATTGGAAGTTCAGTGTAGTTGGATTGCAGGGTGCCACTGGATTGACTGGAGCTACAGGACAAGCCATTACTGGACCAGGATATGCCGGATTAACAAGTTCAACAACAAAAACACTATCAGCACCAGCGACACTTGCATTTGTTACCAATGTCAATACTGCTAACACTGCATATATTGTAGGTGATCGCGTAAGAGTAATTGACAGCGGCACCTACGTCTATTGGGCAGAAGGTCAATTGGTATTGGCATCGGGCACTGATTTTTGGATTGACGCAGATATTGTAAGCACTGCGGGCAATGGATATACCGGCAACAGTTGGAACTTTTCCATTGCGGGCTTGCAAGGAGCTAGCGGACTGACCGGAGCCACTGGGTCCGGTGCAACTGGATTGACTGGCGCAACTGGCATTGGAGCCACTGGATTTGATGGAGCTACTGGTTTAACTGGTAGTACTGGACCACAAGGAACCATAGGTGCTACTGGAGCAAGTGGTATACAAGGAACCATAGGTGCAACCGGTGCCTCTGGATTAACAGGATCAACAGGTGCCACTGGTGCATTCACCGGGGTGCTGACTGCCAACATGGATGGCATGGGTTACAGTGTTTCAAACATTGGCACATTCCAAGCTGGTAATTTGTCAATGACCGGCAATATTACTTCTATTGGATTTATCAGTGCTGCTGGCAATGTGTTGACTGCAAACAGTTTGGTCATCGCTGGCGGAGTAGGTGGCGACATCACCGGCGCCAATGTTGTTACGGCAAATGTATTCTCTGCATCTGGCACAATTACAGGTGGCGGATTTACAAGCACTGGACTAATAAGCACCACTGGCAATGTTGTTAGTGGTAATGTTCGAACAGGATACATATCAACCACAGGCAACATTGAAGGTAGTGGTGTCGGTACCTCTAACATTGAACGTTTTAACATTGGTTTTAGTTTTCCAGGCACTGGAGGATTTACCACTTTGTCCACTTCGAGCAATTATAATGCATATGGCAATGTTATAATTGTTAATCCAGCTATTTTTACAGTATCTGTGTTCACGGCCAGTGCATTGACCGCTATCACTGGTTCCACAGGTGCAATTGCATCAGTTTCTAACAGCCCAACATCGGGCGGAAGATTAGCATTTTGGGACACCACAAACAGCCGCTGGAGTTATGTAAGTGACAATTCTGCAGTTTAACATTAAAAAATAACAATGGACATAATAGGAGTTACATTCAACGGCGGCGTAACGGTTTCTACCAGTACAACAGTTGGAAAATTATATGCCTGGGGTTATAACGGAATTTATGGTCAATTAGGACTAGGTGATCTAGTAAGTCGCTCCGAGCCAACACAAGTAGGTAGCGGAGCATGGACACAAGTAGCCAGTGGCAAAAATGGGCAAAGTTTATTCTCTGGCGCTGTTGCCAACGACGGCACCTTATGGACTTGGGGTAACAATGCCAGTGGAGCACTCGGACAAGGTAGTTATTCTGGTAACAACTGCTCGTCCCCTGTACAGGTTGGTACATTGGCCACCTGGAGTAAAATATCCATGGGAAATAACTGTGGTTTTGCAATCAAAACCAATGGCACACTTTGGGCCTGGGGCGGGGGTGCCAATGGACAACTGGGTCTTAATAATCAATCTGACTATGCCTCACCAAAACAAGTTGGCACACAAACCAACTGGGCACAGATTGAAGGCACTGCCGGACGATCGACTTTTGCGGTCAAGGCCGATGGCACACTATGGTCTTGGGGTAATAATTTTAACGGACAACTGGGTCAAAACACCGCAGGTTCCCTTGCTCAACGCAGTAGCCCAGTACAGGTTGGGTCGTTAAACAATTGGTCTCAGGTTGCCGCTTGCGATGGCCAAGGAGCCATGGCTGTTAAAACCGACGGTACCTTGTGGGGCTGGGGTCGAAACACTCAAGGACAATTAGCACAAGGCGATCTTATAAATCGATCTAGTCCAGTACAAATTGGTTTACAAACCAACTGGGACAAAGTAGCGGTATCCACTCAAGATACTATGGTCACAGCTGCTATCAAAACCGACGGCACTTTGTGGACCTGGGGACCCGGCAGCAATATGCTGGGACAAGGAGCCGGTGTTGGTGTACTTACTAGTCCTGTACAAGTTGGTGCCCAAAACAACTGGGCTCAGATCTGTTGCGGGCGTTATCATATGTTGGCTGTTAAAACTGATGGAACATTATGGGCCTGGGGCAGCAATAGCAATGGACAATTGGGCACTAACTCGTTGGTTACCACTAACAGCCCTGTACAAGTAGGAGTACTTACTGAGTGGCAGTCTGCTGATCGAGGCTCATTGGCAGCAGGATGGGGCGAAAGTTTTGCCATAACAAAAATCACAGGAGTATACGTATATCCAGTGCAACTTACTCAAGTAACCGGAACTCCATAATTTCGGTAAATATAAAGAAGTAAAAAATCTTAATATCTATGGTTAAACACCATAAATATCTTGGTAAAAATTAGGACAACTTATGACCAGTGCAATTAACCCAAACAACATCGACGGTGCTTACCCAGTAGCCGGACAAGATAACAATTCACAAGGATTTCGTGATAATTTTACCAACACGAAAACCAACTTTGAATACGCCGCAGAAGAAATTACAGATCTGCAAAACAAAGCTGTTCTCAAAGCCGCACTAACTGGCGGCACTCTTAACAACAACATGCTAGGCAGTGTGTTAAGCAATGTACAACTTCAAGATGTTAGCGAAACCAGAGTTGCACTAGGAACACTCAGCGGTTCTGTAACAATTAACTATGCCGCAGGCAGTGTTCAAACTGTAACTACCAATGGTGCCATCAGCTTGGCATTTACAAATTTCCCCCCATCGGGTTCTGCCGGTGTAGTATCTGTGGTAGTTACTGTCAGCAACGTAGCACACACATTAACTTTGCCTGTAGCAGTAAGTGTTAATGCTGTAGGTATTCCAGGATTGACCAACAACGTAATTACATTTGCATCCACTGGTGTTTATAGTTTTGTGTTTACTACCAGTGACGGCGGAACAACCATTGCTGTCAATCAGACCAATGAAAAAATGCAACCGTTCAACAACAGCTCAGAAGATCTGGCCAGTACCGCTGCTGTTAGTCTAGCCACTACAACCAGCTACTTTACCACTGGTGGATCTGAAACAGCTACCTTGGCTGCTGGTGTTGAAGGTCAAGTCAAAGTATTGGTTGCACAAAATGTCGTTGCTGGTAACATGACTGTAACTGTAACCAATGCAGGATGGAAAGCATCAGGCACAGGAACAATTACTTTTAATGGCAACAGTCGAGGACAAAGTACTATCGTCATGTATGTTGCTTCCAAATGGTATGTCATTGCCACAGGTCCTGACGCCAACAATACCTACCCAGTTTTGGGCTAACAGGTAGTTGACATTAGCTGAACTTTGTTGTAAACTGTAGCAATGGAACATCCATTGATAACAAATTTAGAACATCTTTCGGTTGATGAACTCAACACCAAGATTTCTGAACTCCATAAAAAATTAACCATAGCTTATCGTAGCGGTAATGGGTATGTGTGTGATCAAATACGCATGGCTCTGGAAAGCTATCAAGCCATGTACGATCAAAAAACACGCAAAGGGCCTACTCCGTTTGACGACGTAATAGACATCTCATGAACGTAAGATTAGAATATAGCAGTGAATTTATCAGCGGTGTTCATTGGGACAACTCCATGCTCATGAACAATTATACAATTAGGTTGTACATGATGACCAATTGTTCTGACAGTGTCAGCCAAAACATTGCCTTTGAACGATTAAAGTATTACATTTATAGTCAGCTCAATCACAGTGTTTTTATTAACCAAAACAATGAATTGGCTTTGGAAAAATATCAACAAGCTGGCATCAAAACGTTGATGTTGCCAGCCGAACCAGTTGATCAACTGTTGGGTATTATGTTATACTGTAAGCTCAATGCCATCATGGAAGGGCGCATGATCATAAACGAAATTGAAATCAGCAGTGACCTCGGTGAACGTATGATTTATCTACATGCCGCAGATGAAAATTTGGGCCCGTTTGAAGACGCCGGGTGGTGGCACAATGTTGATTTGCCATCAAGATCTACTTTAGAATCCAACAATGATAAAGTGGTTGCTATGAATAATATCAACGCTTGGCGAGAGCTCGAATTAGATTGGCCAGAGCTCACCGCATCGGCCGAAGATAATACTGTGGTGTTTGCAGAATTTGGAAAAGATGATACAAAATAAATTTGGTGAATTAGTATATTCTGAATCAGATGTGTGCGATTTGCTCATGCAAGGACAAAGCACAGTTGATTTAAAAAATTTAATTGTTGACAACACCGTGGATTTAGCCCGATTGTTAGACATATTGGATCCTGTGCCAGAATTTGTGTGTGAACAAGAACATAGCGCAACTGTGTCTGAATTTCATGCAAAGCAACAATCAAATTGGCACATGCCCAAAGAATATAAAAATGTTGACATAGCCGAGCATATTTTAAATTTGTGTACCAGTCAAGACGAATTGCAAAGATGCGGCGCAGAATTGTTAATGTATCAAGAACGAGATTTGTTTGATTTGTTACAATATCTTCGATATCTAGTCGATGTCATGCAACAAAATCAGATCATCTGGGGAGTAGGCCGCGGGAGTAGTGTGGCCAGTTACGTATTATATAAATTAGGAGTGCATCGTATTGACAGCATGTACTATGATTTAGACCCCTCGGAGTTTTTGCGTTAAATACCTATATAAAGAAGGAAGCATATTATGACTAAGAAAATTATGAAAACAGCAATGGGCAAGACCATCGACATGGGTGCATTGATCTTACAAAACGAAAACGTTCGTGCTGTAGGCAACATGGGTGTGAATGCTCGTGGAGATATTTTGGACAGTGCAGATCGTGTAATCGAAGGAAAAAATAAACAGATTCAGCGACAAAATACTCAAAGCAAAACTAATGTACAAGATCTTCCGGTACATCGTAGTTCACGTGCAGCACAACAAGCCAAACCTACCACCAAGGTAGTTGATGAACAAGTATTTCTCAATGAATTAGATCAAGTTCCCAACCAAATAGTGGCAGCTCCAACAGCAGTAGATCCAACCACTAGTGGACTGGCAGGTGCCTTGGCACGAGCCAATAAGCAAAAGGACAACAATGAGTAAGGCAGCATATGCTCCTCATCGAGTTGATCATTGTCAATTCAAAGCACTAAAAAAAGATATCATAGTAACAGACATGGTGTTTGATCAACGCATCAGTCGTGGAGGAATTATTCTGCCCAATGACAATGGAACTAGCTTGGGCATTCGTCCACGGTGGGGTCGTGTGTATGCCATTGGCAAGGATCAAACAGATGTACAAGTAGGGCAATGGGTTATGGTCGCTCACGGACGTTGGACCAGAGGTTTGGACATCGAGGACGAAACTGGTAAACGCACAGTAAGAAAAATTGATCCAAACGATATTTTATTGATTTCAGACTCGGAACCTCAGGACGATACATTTAGCACAGCAATTCACATTGATAAAAAACCCAGTGATATGTTACATGACTAATATTGTAAAAACAAAGCGTCCGCCTAAATGTAGTATTTGTCGGCAAATTCCCAAACCCAATTGTGATTGGAAACAAGGACGTTGCCCGCATAATCCTAGCCTGATCGATCAACTGGTTCCTAAAGCGTATAAAATTAGATTATCAAACTTACTTAAATTTTTTAAAGGAAAATAATGAAACACCCAGATCCAGTCAAACACAGAAACATAAGTCTAGTAAAAAGCGGACTTAGAATCTTGGCAGGACTAGCACTTGCTGGTGGAGGTTGGTTAGAAATGAATCCCTACATTCAATCAGCAGGATACCTACTAGTGTTTGCTGAATTATTAGGTATCTGGGAAGAGTTGGTATAATGGCATTAAGCGGTGATGGTGGTAAAGGTTACGGGCGCAGACCACAACTTGCTCCTAACAATCAAGTAGAATCAAATTGGGAAACTATATTTGGTTCAAAACATCCCAAACATAACAAAACAGATGAAGATCCCAAAGATCACAAACCCGTTGACAATACTCCAAAAGAGTAGACAACAGCAAGCTGATCAGCGTAAAATACAAGAACAAGAAAAGTTAATTGAGGCGTTAAAATGCCCCGAGAACCGACCTCGCCGTAGACCGGCAATGAAATTTGCTTCAAATATAACAACAGGAACAAAATGACCAATCCATTTCTTGACCAAGAAAAATTTATGAGAGCTTGCGATCAAACAGTAGGCGAGTTTAATCGTGACCAATATCAACTGTACTGCAATTTAATCAAAGAAGAATTTAACGAACTAGTAGAAAGTTCAACCAAGGTTGATGATCTTGATGCACTTATTGATATTTTAGTTGTGACTATTGGCGCCATTAACAGTCTAGGTGCCAATGGAGAATCGGCCTGGCAAGAAGTCATGCGCACTAACTTTGCCAAGATTGATCCAGTCACAGGCAAGGTTTGCAAACGTGAAGATGGCAAGGTATTAAAACCCGACGGCTGGACACCACCCGATCTAGTACCATTTATCTACAAGGAACAAGAATGAAAGAGTTATGGACAGAAAAGTATCGCCCTGATACATTAGATGGCTATGTGTTTAAAGATCTAACACAGCGCGATCAAATTGAGGCATGGATTAAAAGTAAAACTATTCCGCACCTGTTGTTCAGTGGTGCACCGGGTGTAGGCAAAACTACCTTGGCAAAAATCCTAATCAATTCACTCGGTATCAATGAGTATGATGTACTGGAAATCAACGCCAGTCGTGAAAATAGTGTAGATACAATTCGTGACAAGATTACAAATTTTGTATCCACCATGCCGTTTGGTATCTTTAAAGTGGTATTGTTAGACGAAGCTGATTATATCACACCCAACGGACAGGCAGCATTGCGTGGAGTTATGGAAACATATCATGCAAGTGCTCGATTCATTCTCACCTGTAATTATCCTAACAAGGTTATTCCGGCACTGCATAGTCGTTGTCAAGGGTTTCATATCGAACGTGTGGATCTTACAGAGTTTACTGCCAGAGTTGCCACAGTGTTGGTCACTGAAGAAGTAGAGTTTGATCTTGACAACCTGGACAGCTATGTTAGAGCCACTTATCCAGATTTACGCAAGTGTTTGAATACCTTACAGATGCATTCTATTGATGGCAAGTTGACAGCACCCAGTTCAGATTCTGCTAGCGCACATGATTGGAAGTTGAGTGCTGTGGATTTGTTTAAAGCTGGTCGAATTAACGAAGCTCGTAAACTCATGTGTACCAGTGTTAGACCAGAGGAAATGGAAGATGTATTCCGTTGGATGTATGACAATTTAGATCTTTGGGGATCCAGTGATGAACAACAGGATCGAGCTATCTTGGTAATACGACAAGGCTTGGTCAACGTTAGTTTTGTAGCAGATCAAGAAATCAATCTCAGTGCCACGTTGGTAGAATTGTGTCAAATAAATTAAAAGTTGCATTTGTGGGGTGTAGCATGACCCGAGGTGACGGATTTGAAAACAAGGATCTCAAGCAAACTTGGCCCCAAATCATCACACAAACTTTTATGTTTGATTCAGACAACCTAGCAGTGAGTGGTGCTAGTAATCACATGATATTCATGTTGACCAGCGAAGCCATACGATCCGGTCAATATGATATTGTGTTTGTACAATGGACAGCATTGAATCGTTTATGGCTAAGCCCGGGTCCCAACATATGGTATTATGCCACCGGTGACGGCAAGGATCAATTTGATTATAGAGATGTGCATCTCAGTGCCAAAGAAAAAACTCAGCTTGAACAACGTTTGTTATTATTAAATCATGATTATCAAAATATTTTTTATTTGATCGATTATGTGCAAATACTAAATGATCTGGCTCGTTTACATGGTGTGCAAATAATACATGTCAATGGCATGGTTCCTTGGCAAGCAGATCTCATGGTTGACGACAAAGATTTCAATATGATCAGTGATTACACTCGAAGCCTATTGGACTTTGATCATCGCAACGACGACGAAATTGAAGAATTATATTCACAACTCAAGGCCAAATTTGCCACTCTGGATCGAACCTGCTGGGCAAACATATTTGATAGTTTTCAATCTAACATGACAGATTTAGGTCCATTGGGGCATCACCCTGGGCCAGAAAGTCATTTAACTATGTCTAAAAAAATAGCAAATTTTTTATCACAAGGAAACAAATGAGATATCTATTATTAACTTACTATACCAAACCGTCAGGTCAAATTGACGAAGTCATGACTGTGGCTACCAAAATTAAAAAACGCGATTGGCAAACTGCTAACGTTATTTTAGATTTCAAAGACCAAAAAGTATTGTTGGCCAGCGTTCAGGGACTCAGTGCCACACGAGATTGGGACACCATTGTCAGTTACTATTACAAACATTATGCTGCTACCATCGAACGTATGTTTACGGAAAACGGGCACGAATTATCCAAAGAAGCACCACCTGTAGAGGAAGTTAGTCCACACTAACTTGACATTAAATTAAATTTCAAGTATAATTATACTATGAAATCGAAATTTAAGAACCTAAAAAAACTCATCCTGACTGACTGTGATGGCGTATGCCTTGACTGGGAGTGGGCCTTTAATGTTTGGATGCAGGAGCATGGGTTTGAAGAAATTCCAGGCAGCAAATTCAGCTACGACATGAGCATAAGGTACGGTATCAGTCGCGAACAAGTTAAAAAACTAATCAAGGTATTCAACGAAAGTGCTGCCATCGGATTCTTGCCAGCACAACGTGATGCCATGTACTACATCAAACGTCTACACGAAGAACACGGATACAGATTCCATGCTATCACATCAGTGAGCCTTGATCCTAATGCTATCAAATTACGTGAAATGAATATTCACAAGTTATTTGGTCCTACTGCATTCGAAAGAATTGTGTGTTTGGACACTGGCGCACACAAGGACGAAGCCTTGGAAGAATATGAAGGCACTGGTTGTTGGTGGGTCGAAGACAAGCCCGAAAATGCCGAGGCTGGCTATAAGGCAGGACTGAAATGCCTTCTGGTAGAGCACGGACATAATATGCACTACTACCACGAAGGCATTCAGATTGTTAAAAACTGGCGAGAAATCTTTGAAGTGATTTCTGGTCAGTCAGCATAAAGGTCAAGCACACTATCAATGATCTTGTGCCGCTGTATGTCGCGATTATCTAAATCGCATACAGCTATACCCTTTACACCCCCTTCCTTCAATCTTTGGCATAAATCTGCCAGGCCATTGTTAGCCTTAGTACGGTCAGTTTGTTCCACATCTCCTGTGATAACAATTTTACTATTTTCCCCAATACGGGTCATTAGCATCTTACATTGTGCTGGTGTTGCATTTTGCATTTCATCAGCAATGATATAAGCGTTCTTAAAAGTACGACCACGCATAAAGGCCAGTGGAGCAATCTCTATTTTTTGCTCCTCAATCATGGCTTGAATATCGGGCTGACGATAATACTCGCGCAAGATATCAGTAAGCGGACGAACCCACGGATCCATCTTTTGATTCAAGTCTCCGGGCAAGAACCCGTGCTTTTCATCATCCACACCCACTGCCGGGCGTGTTAAAACTATACGATCTACAGCTCCTTCACGAAATGCTTTTACAGCGGCTAACATGGCCAGATAGGTTTTACCTGTACCAGCTGGGCCCGCTGTAACTACAATATGCTGACTGTCATCTTGCAACGCCAGGACCAAACGCTCTTGATTCCTTGTGCGTGGCACAATATCAATAGGACGTTGTTTTACTGGTTTTGCTTGATCAAAGCGTATTGTGTTTTCTTGGTTTGTCATTTGACGTTTTTGTGATTTTACCGCTTTGTTTCTACTCAAAGTAAACTCCGTTGTAGTTGTCTCACTGCTGACAGCACCGTGCTGTCCAAAGTATTTAGGTGGTATTTTTACAAGTTCTATAGGTGTTGATAATTAAAAAATTTCGTATAAGTATTAGACTTGGCAGTAAAAAACGCAGAGTTCAAACTGCTGTCGCTGGGTAAACTACCATAAATAATTGTATGAACAAAACCATCGATCAACAGATCTTTAAAAACAACGAAGATTACTGGCAGGTAGCAGAAAACATTCGCGACATTTACATGAGCGAAGGTAGTCTACTGAGTTTGCTGGATTTTGAACGTGTGCTAGATGAACTAGATTTATATGCGTTTAAAAATTGGATCATTGGCGAATTAGTAAGTGGGCCAGACATTGGCAAATATACAGTAACTTGTATATTCATGTGGCCAGAAAAACTCATGCCAGATCCACGCGGTGCCCGCAGATTGTTGCCGTTTGATTGTGATGTAAAATACAAAAAAACCACAATGAAGGTGCCGGTCAAAATCACAGATCCCAGCGATTATCGACCTGGTACACACAAAGCCCGCATCGGTGACGCAAAGGTTTGGTTGGTAGAAATTACCATACCCAAATCCTTGATGAGCGATATCAAAACCGGCAGCATTGAATTAGAAGATCAAGAAATTGACCTGGCAGATTTAGATAGTGCCTACGAGCAGGATCTAGACAAACAAGAATTACAAACTAACCAAGAGCAAACACAAAATGTCCAATCTCAAGTCCAGTCGCTTGCTTGAAAGCCTACAGTATAAAGACCTAGAAGGCTTGATGAAGCCTACCGTCCACGTAGATGAGTTTAGTAGTAAAATGGGCGATGATGACGACATCATTGTTGTCAGTTTCTTTGTGCGTGATGCTCAGGTTGCAAAAGACTTAATGATGTGGTTTGAAAAAGGCTACGACTTTGTGATTGATGCAGACCGTAGCCCAGGCGAAATCAAACCCAACCGTTATCTAGTTTATATTGAATTGCGTCGTCGCAGCACTGCCGGCGGCCATTTAGAAACCATAATTGATGACTTAGGTACTCTTACTGAATTTGGTCTAGATGATTGGCTCATGCATTACAAAGGTAAAGAAGTTCCATTCACTCGCGAAACATTTGAAAGCATGGTTCCTATGAGCCCACGTGCTTATCGTGAACGCTATGACAAGGATCTCAACGAAGTTAGAACAGCCGCAGGACTTCCTGTTAAAGCCATCTATGAAAAGAATGATCCGGCCATACAAGCCATGCAAGCAGCTGCTGGTTTAATTTAATCCCTGCAACGAAACTCAATATATACTACCTATGAAACTGAAAAGTTTTGGGTGTAGTTTTATCTTTGGCACTGACCTAGCCGATTCCAATGATGGTGGCACACAACTGGAGATCACAGCCAGTCCGTCAACATGGCCTGCCCTGGTAGCGCAACGGCATAATTTTGACTACGAGTGCTATGCCAGTGCCGGTATAGGAAACCTACAGATCTTAGAGCGTGTGCTGGCCCACGCTCAATCAGAACCTGCTATATTTGTTATAAATTGGACTTGGATTGATCGTTTTGATTATGTGCATGCCAAGGATGATTCTTGGGCAACTTTGCGTCCCGTGGATTGTGCGCCTGAAAATGAATACTATTACAAACATTTGCACAGTCAATACCGTGATAAATTTCAGACCTTGACAGCAATTAAAACTGCTCAAGACTCATTGACCCAACAAGGACACACAGTAATAATGACTTATATGGACAGATTGATATTTGAAACTGAATGGCATTCTGGTCCTGCTATAGAATACTTACAGCAGGCTATACAGCCGTACATGTTTACATTTGAAGGCCGGACTTTTTTAGAATGGGCACAGGATAAAAAAATGCCAGTTAGTCAAAATTGGCATCCTTTAGAATCTGCACATGCAGCAGCAGCAGACTATGTTATTGCTCAGGGTTTACTGTAGACAAAATACAAACGACCAGATGGACTATTTGGGCCGTCTTGTTTGAATGTTTCTAATTTGAGATTGTACTTTTTTTCTAGCTCTTTTACAAAAGCAAAGTCCCAAGCAAAAATATCCACCCACGGTCCATTGGACCATTGTATTCCAGGATTTGCACGAATGTAAAATCTGCCGCCTGGTGCAAGCATGCTGACACAGTGTGCAAATCGTTCTTCAATGTCTTCACGGCTGTTGAAGTTGATGCTACCCAGGGCCATAATGGCATTGTGCTGTTCACCTGGTACACGATAGTCTAAAATATCAACCATGTAATCTGCGCAGTCATTGTAGGGATCAATACCGATTAAGTTAGGCAAACGTTCTTTAAATTGATTGTACCCGCAACCAACATCTAACACACTGGTAGGATTGTGTTTTTTAATTTCGTCCACTAGTTGCCAGCCGGTCCATTGATAATCTCCAGTTCTGGGTTTCCAAATTTCTCCAAAAAATCTACGCAGATACTGGCGATCTAATTCATCCACTACGGCCTTGACCGTGCCTGTGTAATCAAAATCCAACTGTAGTTCTTTGTTCATGGAGTCGGCAAATTTACGATAACGAGCTGGGGTCCATGGCAAGTCTTTGATCACAGTGTCGTCGGTGATCTTGATGTCCAGATACTTGGGTAGTTTAAAGGCTTCTGTTAAATTTTCTGTAATCAACTTAAAAATTTTAGTATTCATTAAGATTTTTCCTTTTGGGGTAAATAATTTTACAAAGAGGTTAAAAATTTTGCCTCTCTCTGTAATTTTCTATAACTATTTACACAAAGGAACTTTTATGAAAAAATTATTAGCAGTATTACTGTTGGCTCCTGTTTTGGCATTTGCTTGGGAACCATCCAAACCAGTACAAACTCTTATTGGATTTGCTCCCGGAAGTGGAAACGAAATTTCATTTAGAAAAGCATCTGAAATTGTTATGAAACAAAATCCAGGCACCACATTTATAATTGAAACAAAACCTGGCGCTGATGCTGCTGTGGCCAGCAATGCCTTTATGACAGCACCCAGCGACGGCCTGCATTTAATGGTGCCCAGTCATATGAGTTTGTTTGTTACCAACGACATCTGGCAACGTGATTTAAAAAAGTTTGAATACAACAGTTTTAAACCAGTGATAACCTTGGGCAAAAGTCCATTGGTGTTGGTAGCCAGTGTTAAAAGTTCAGTCAACACTCCACAAGAATTTGTACAATATCTAAACAGTGGACGTCAGATAAACATTGCAGTAGGTGGCGGCGCACACAGAATGGCCTATGAATATATTATGCTTAAAACCAAAGCTGATCCAGCACTGGTTCAAAATATTAAATTCAACGGACCGTTGCCCGCAGTAA